GATAATGTGGTACATATTTGGATGTGGTAGTTGATAACAGTATTATTATACTGTATTTTGGACAAGAGATCAACCGCTATTTTTACCATTTTAAACCGTAATAGCACCCTTACGTGCTAGTTTTCCTAGTGGAGTTTTGGGTAGTTTCTCAACTTTGACTATTTTTTTGGGCATAAAGCAAGGGCTTCGAGAATTGAGTATATCTTCAATTTCAGCAGGAGTTGCGTCACCTTCATAGTACAAAACTAAATGATCTTCTAATTTTAACAATGCTTCGTTAACTGTATCTAGCTCTTTGGCAATTAATTCAAAACTTTCCGGAACAACTTTAAAGTCTCTATACTTAAATTGGTTGTCCTTCCTTCCTAGTAACTTTGGACCGTGGACAGGATCTACTTCAACTAGGTCGCCGCTTTGCCACCAGTCCATATGATTCCAACGGCACCACAATTCTCCGTCAACAGCTTTCCATTCGGCACCGGGATACCACACATGACCTAAATGGTCTTGACTACCAGGATAGGAACACATGATTGCCGGCATTTCTGTTGTTCCATACCCGTGTACAGGACGGCCACCTTTATTTTTAATATCATCAAAGAACCCCGGTACTAAAAAGTTAGCACCGCTTAGAAAGTATTTTACCTGCCGCAGATCAACTTTATTCCATTCTTTTGTTTTTCTTACCATATCGTACATTCCTGGCACAAGAACAGCATGTGTTGGCCTGTGTGTCATAAAATCAGCAGATACTTGATAAGGATTAAACTTTCTACAAATTACTCGTGCTCCACTAATAGCACCTGACAGGAGGCCGACTCCGAACACAGCGTTAGTAGCAGTTGGCAAGGTATGATAAAATGTACTACCTTCGTCCATTACTTCTATCGTTGCCTGAGCAATAGCGGGAGCAATAAAATTTTCAAGATTGTGTGATATTAGTTTAGGAACGCCGGTGCTACCGCTAGTAGTTGATGAGTATGTGCCTGTGGGTTTTTCCTTGAGCATATCGTTTCCGCGGACAAGATATCCGCCTCCTAGTACAGCACTCATTAGCTCAACAAAATATTCAATGTGATTAGTATTTTCTGTTAGTCGAACTTCGCTATGCTTGTTTTTGTATGCCTTGTCCATTAGGTCACGGACGGTGTGCTCTGTGTCATCCCAATCTACAAATACAGCCGTAGAATCAAATAGTGCTTCTATGAACTGCTGTTTTTTCATATCTCAATTACCTTTATCTGTGTTTGTTTATCTAAAGCATTTATAAGTCTAACCTGTCCCATAACTTGTGTAGGAAAAGTCATAGTATAGGTTGCTAATAGCTTGTTGTTGTCATTTAGCCAATGTATAAAGATCTTGCCGTCGCTTTCGGGCACAAGAACAACGCCCTCATTCGCATTAAATTCTAGCTGGGCTTTTGCTTCAAGTTTTAAGGTTTGGTGTTTCAGTGCTTTGTATCTCATACCGAGAAGCTAGATCCGCAACCGCAGGTACTTACAGCGGTTGGGTTTTTAATAGTAAACTGACTACCCATTAGATCTTCTTTATAATCTACAGTTGCGCCCTGTAGATATTGAGCACTCATTGAATCTACAAGTAAATGTATGCCATCTTTTTCAATATCAAAATCGTCTTCGTTACGTTCTTCATCTAATGTAAACCCGTAACTAAACCCAGCACAGCCGCCGCCCTGAACAAACATCCTAAGACTCATTTTGGGATTGTTTTCCTCTGCTAGGATGTCTTTGATCTTTTCTACTGCGGAATCTGTGATTTCAACCATTGTGTTTGTCCTTGTAGTCTTTTACTGCGGCTTTGATAGCATCTTCTGCTAGAATGCTACAATGTATCTTAACTGGAGGCAGAGCTAGTTCTTCCGCGATTTGTGAGTTTTTAAGGTTAACAGCATCATCAATATGCATACCCTTAACCCACTCTGTAACCAACGACGAACTGGCGATTGCCGAACCGCATCCATATGTCTTGAAACGAGCATCTCTAATAATACCATCGCTATCTACCTTTATCTGTAACTTCATTACGTCACCGCAGGCGGGCGCACCGACCATGCCCGTGCCGACTGTATCGTCAATTTCAAACTTGCCCACATTCCTTGGGTTTTCGTAATGATCAATAACTTTATCTGAGTATGCCATTGTATGTTCCAAATACTAAACTTTTTGGATAGTCATAAAACTTGCTAACATTTTGTCTAGCAGTACCTATCGTTTCCTTGAAAACAGTATTAGTGTCCTCACCTATATTTACCGCCAGGAACAGGGCATCACTACCAATAAGTGATTCCATATCAGCTAAAAACATTTCTAGAATGGATTTACCATTTACTTCGTAGCCTCGCTGTAGGCAGGTCCAAACACTTAACGCATCCGGATCAACATACTTACGTTCTTTAATAATAAAATCGTAGTGATAATTCTTAATTTCTACAGCACAGTTTCCTATGATGTTTTTAAATTCTAGTATTGCTTGATCGACAGAACTCGGAGTATCAAGTATTTCAATTGACCTATTTTTACCAATTAACAGGGTTAACGAATCTGAGCATCTAGGACTGCCAGAGGCAAACATATAGACTTTTTTAAAGTTTAGAAGTCTTTGTTGAGAATCTAAATGATCTAGTAAATTTTTAACAATTACGTTTAGGTCTCTAGTCTTACTGGTCCCCCAAATAAAACTACAATCAGCAAGTTTGCCAATTGGCAATAGTTTATTGCCCGCCGGGGCATTGTTGTATTCGTGCGACCCGGGAGCGTGATTATCTGTTATAACTCCTAGTACTTCCGGATCCGTGTTGATTTCATTTATTACAGATAAGAACTCGTCTGTAATATGTTCCTGTTTAATGGGTATTCCAACTTTGACAATTTTATAGGGTAGCATACATTAAATAGTAACATGATCACATTCACAGAGCAAGCCTATAACAAGATAGTTGGACAATTAAAAAAACGTGGTAAAGGTGTAGGAATTCGGATAGGAGTTCGTACAACTGGTTGCTCAGGGCTTGCCTATGTGTTAGAATATGTAGATGAGTACACCCACGAAGTAGGTGTTACTAATTATGCCCAAAAAGATTTTGTAGTATTAGTGGACGCTAAGAGCCAAGTTTACCTAAATGGTATGATTATTGACTGGGTAAGAAATGGACTAAACGAAGGTTTTGATTTTAAGAACCCAAATGAACGCGATCGTTGCGGCTGCGGTGAGTCGTTTAGGGTCTAATAAATATACAGATAACGGAGTACAGAATATGGCAAGCGGCGATACAATTTTAGCAACCAAATACAACAGTATTAAAACTAAAGTAGATAGAATAATTACAGCAGGAAGTGGCGCAGAAGGCTACGGTGGGTCTTCTACTACTACCGCAGTTAAAGGTCCTAGCGCAGGAACATCACCATCTGACCTAATTACTGAACTACAATGGGACAACCTACGAAATGATATCACTAAGTGCTACAGGCACCAAAACGGGTTATCTCCAACTATTACTGACGTGTATCAAGGGTTAACAATTTACTGGGCTCATGCTGTCCAATATGATGTGCTAGCCGACGGTATCATTACAAATAAAGATACAATATACACAGGAGCAACAACAGGCTCTTATACGCAACAAGCATCTCTTATAACTGGCACAGGTAGTACTCAAACAGGTAATTGGAAAACAAGCGCAACCTGTACATTTACCATAAATCTCGGTACTCAAGAAAATGCTAGATTATTTTTTAATCTAGGTGGTCAAATTAGTCTAGTGCTTAGCCACACCGCAGGTGGTGCCGCAGGAACAAAGTCCGCATACTGGGCCGCGGTCATTGATCAAATTATTGCCGCAAAGCCAACAATTACCGCTTCAAACTATCGTAACCAAACTGGATTTTCAGGAACATACGACGTTACTAGTGTACCATACACAGATAACGCTGCATCAGTTACTATGCAATGGACAACTAATCCACCTGTGGGAATCTTAGTTACTGTAACGCTAAACGATGCCTCAGGGCAACCTAATGCTCCTTGGGGTACTGATGAAAACGCAGGTATCGACATTACTGCTAACTATGAATTAAGATGTTCAGTTGGGGAGTTCACTGGACCAGTTCCAACGCAATATGCCGCACCAGCATGGAGTTCAAGTTGAACGGGATAGATCAAGCATTAGAGTTTGCCAACTATCAAGCTACTCTGTCTCAACAGCGTAAGTTGATACGACAGAGATTCGAAGACAAATGTGTAGTTGCCTTTGCTGGGGGACTTTTTAAAGTCACGCCCGAATTTATCGCAGGAACTGCCTTTCTTACAGATACATGGGTTATTGACTCTAACGGTAATCCTATCAATGTAGGGCCGATAAAACCATTTATTGATCTGTGTACTAAAACATATAATGACGCACTGATTGATTATGGGTTAGCCTACGATCAAATTAAAAAGCAACGTTCCGTAAGTTCATTGGTGGGTGTATGACCCGAGGTGTACTATTGTTTGCTCATGATAACGAGCAGATACAATATGGTCTCTTCGCTGTATGGCAAGCATTGAGAATACACAAGTGGCTTAACAAACCTGTTAGCCTGGTTGCTGACCAAAAGACTATTGATAGACTGGGCGCACACAAAGATGTATTCGATAATATCTTTGTATCCGAACAACTAGCTACACAGAAAAAGAACTATAGCGGACATGAGCTAACGTTTAATAACATAGATAGAGCAAGTGCTTGGGATATTACTCCTTATAACGAAACACTTGTAATAGATACTGACATTGCTATCCAATCAAATATACTTAATAATGTATGGAACAACAACGCAGACTTGCTGTTCTGTAAAACATCTACAGATGCCTTTGGTAGAGCACTACAGGGATTTGATAAACTGTCCATGACGGGTATAGATTTTATATGGGCAACGGAGTTCTATTTTAAAAAGAACGAAACAACTAAAGTATTCTTTAATTTGTGTAATCTAATTAAAGATCAATATAACTGGTATTCACACGTATACGGCGTGCCGAGAGGATATATTAGAAACGACTATGTTTGGTCTATAGCCCTACATCAATTAAAAGGCGACTGGTGCTTGCCTATGCCGCATAACTTGTATTTTACAATAGATAAGGACAACATTGTTAGCATGACAGATACCAGTGTAGTAATGTTAGGCGATCAGAAATTAGTAAATGTTGAAGGATCAGACCTCCATATTATGAATAAGTTTGATTTAATAGCGCACGTTAAGAAAGAACTAAATGACTAAAGGATACGTTATATTTGCCCAAGGCAATTATCTTCCAATGGCAGAACTGTTAGCTAAAAGTATTAAGGCAACACAGTCAATAGTCAACGATGTACACATCATTACGGAAACCACAGGCGAAGTAATGTTAAATCGAACACAGATCTATAATCTAAGTCCGTTTGACGAAACTGTTATGCTTGATGCTGATATGTTATTCTTAGAAGATGTTAGTCATTGGTGGGATCACCTAGCTAAGTTTCCGTTAGTAATAACAAACAAGGTTCGCACCTACAGAGACGAGTTAGTTATTAATAGTCCTTACAGAAAAACATTTAGAGCAAACGATTTACCAGACTGTTATTGTGCGTTTACTTACTTTAAGAAAGATCCACAGGCAGACCTATTCTTTAACTTGCTAACACACATTGTAAGCAACTGGGACGAGTGGACTAACAGATATACACCCGAACATAGACAGTCTTGGCCTAGTATAGATGTAGCAATGGCCATTGCTGTGAAAGTTCTAGGAATAGATCCCTTTAGCCCGTTAGACTATCCTACATTCACACACATGAAATCAGGATGCCAGAGATGGACACACTATTCAGAAAGGTGGCGCGATCACCTAGGATGTTATGTAACAGATGGTAAACTACAGCTAGGTAGTTATACACAGGGCGGCATATTACATTACGTAGATAAAGAACTATACAATGACCTATTGTGTTTATTTTAAAGCCACCGGTGCTCTTCAAAGTATTATTGATCGTCCTCCCACATCTGATGAGTTAGGTTACATCAAAATATCTAACGAACAAACAGAGCTATTCCTAACAGGAACTGTTCGAATGGCAGATTACAGAGTTGTACCAGATACGGGTAAACTTGTCAGTTACAAACAGATATCAGTTACAAGATATGTAGCAGATGATATTATATTTGCTGTTCCAAAAGACTTGTCAAAAGCAGACTTTATCATAACACAAAATATACAGGACAAGACCTGTACTGCTAGAATAGGCCAACACGGTAAATTAGTAGATGGTATAGTGGGTATCACTATAGCGGCATGTAAACCAAATGTGCCTTATTCTCCTTTATGGATTTGGGATATAAAGTTTAGCGATTTACTTGACAATGATGTTAAAATAAACTATACAGGTACTGACAATATAATGTTCTATACCAAAAAGAATTTTAATACATATTCCCATGAAACAATTTAATCTAGCCGAAATAGATTGTATTTTTATAAGTTATGATGAACCGAACGCAGAACATAACTATGCCGATCTATTGAACAAAGCGCCATGGGTTAAACGTGTACACGGAGTTAAAGGTAGCGATGCTGCACATAAGGCAGCAGCCAACCTAAGCGAAACAGAACGTTTTATTACAGTGGACGCAGACAACATTGTTGATCCAAAGTTTTTTAGCTTAACAATTAACGAAACAGGTAAACAACTGTCTTGGTGCGGAAATAACAATATCAATGGACTTATGTACGGCAACGGTGGATTAAAATGCTGGACTAAAGAATATGTCCTTAACATGAAAACACACGAAGCCGCAGACAGCGATACTTCTCAAGTAGACTTTTGTTGGTCTCCTGATTATCAGCAAATGAGCGAGTCTTACTCTACAAGCCATATAAATGCCAGTCCCCTACAGGCATTTAGAGCAGGATTTCGCGAAGGCGTAAAGATGACTTTAGATAACGGAGTCAGACAGAAATTAACTAATCCCAAAGCTCAATTAGTAAAACAAAACTATCAGCGATTGCTAATTTGGCAAAATATAGGTTTAGACGTTGAGCAAGGAGCATGGGCTATATATGGAGCTCGCCTCGGCTGTTACATGACAAACTGTACAGACTGGGACTACACACAAGTTAGAGACTTCGAGTATCTGAACAAATTATTTGAAGAGAAGTTTAATCTAGACCCCCGTGAGCAAATAGATATACTAGGACAACTATTAAAACAAAAACTGAATTTGCCAGTAAGTGTTTATGATCCTGAACAGAGTAAGTTTTTTAAAGAAGTTTGGAATAATGTTCCAAGAGTGTTAAGCAAACCTTCTTCTACAACTCCTATATTCAATAAAGATTTGCCAGAAGTGTTTGACGAGCTTAGTTATACACTTCAACCAGAAGATATAGGCTACGAGTTAGCATGGTATGTAGATCGTAAGTTTTTCAACGGTCCGGATATTCGTCTATGGACAATTAACACAGGAGACAAGGGTGTTAAGAGGATGGGATATATTACTCCAAAGCTGTCGACAGTATTAGATGTTGTGTTTATTTCATATGACGAACCAAACGCAGACGAGAACTGGGAGCAACTTAAAAAAGTATGTTCGAGAGCTGTTAGAGTACACGGAGTTAAAGGAATATACAACGCACACAAGGAAGCGGCAAGTATTGTCAAGTCTGATATGTTCTATGTAGTAGACGGTGATGCCTGGGTTACGGACTTCGACTTTAGCTACACTCCGGATATATTCAATCGCAAGTATGTTCACATCTTTAAATCGTCCAATCCTATAAATGGTTTAGAGTACGGTAACGGTGCTATTAAAATATTGCCCAAACATTCGTTCAACTCAGCTCCCGGCATAGATGTAACTACTTCTTTGGGACAAACAAAACTTATCGATCGTGTTGTTTGCGAAACAAGATTTAATACCAGCCCATTTAATACGTGGCGGGCAGGTTTCCGCGAAGGTGTTAAGTTAGCATCCGGAATCATTAACAATCAAGTTGATAAAGAAACAAGCGATCGTTTGAAAGTATGGATTAACATAGGTCGAGATAAAGAGTATGGCACCTATGCTATGGAAGGTGCTAAGATGGGAGAAATTTACGCACACTCGAAACAAGACCTAAATAACATTAACGACTATAACTGGCTGTTAAACAGATATAAAGACCACTACGAATGACAAAACATCTCTGCGTATTACCTTGGATACACTTAAATTTAGAACCGTCTGGTGTTGTACAACCGTGTTGTATGATGACGGATCAAAATTATATTGCTGGTGATCTTAATAAACAAACTATTGAAGAGATTTGGAATGGGGAGCCGTTAAAGAAACTTCGTAAAGAAATGATCAACGGAGAAAACCCCAAGGCCTGTACAAAGTGCTACAATGCCGAAGTGGCTACTGGTATTAGCAATAGGATACACAATAATAAAAACTTTAATTCTAAGTTAGCTGAGATTCCTGTCATTACTGAAGAAGACGGTACCTGTAATAAAATTGATTTACGCTATTGGGACTTTAGATTTAGTAACATCTGTAATTACAAATGTAGGTCTTGCGGGCCACGCTTTAGTTCTACATGGGTACCAGATGCGCTAAAACTAGGATACATAAAAGAAGATTCCGAGTACAGTAAAAAGGTTTTAGAAATTAAAGAAATTGACAGCGGTACTAAATTAGACTTCTTAGAAAGATATGCCAACGCCGTAGAGATAATTTATTTTGCTGGCGGTGAGCCACTGATTATGGATGAGCATTATAAGATATTAGACATACTGGTTGCTAAGAATCGATATGATGTTACATTAAAGTACAACACCAACTTGTCTACATTTACTCATAAAAAATACAATGTATTAGACTACTGGGATAAATGGAAAACTAATTTACAGTTATGGCCTAGTATCGATGAAATCGGACCACGTGCTGAACTAATCCGTAGTGGAACACGCTGGGATAATGTTGAACAAAATCTAATTACACTCGTTAATGGAAAATATAATATTCGACCGGGCATTACCGTAGGAGCGTGGAATGTATTTCGATTGCCAGAAATAATACAGCACCTAACTGATATAGGAGTTATTGTTCCTAAACATAAGAATTTTTATTTCAATATGTTGATCAACCCTGCTCATTATCACTTGTCAATATTAAGCGATCAACACAAATTAGATACTACTAGAAAACTAACTAGATTTGTAGAAGAGTATAATTCAAAATATAATACTGATATTACTCAGGAATTTGCTTATGTATTTTCAGAGCTATCAAAACCTACAAATCCATTAATGGCTAGAAAGTTTGTATTTGTAAGTAAACAAGTTGATAATGTTAGAGACGAAAACATTTATGATGTTATTCCGGAACTAGGATATATTCGTGATACATTCGATAGATAAAGACGCTTTTAGTAGCGGACAAATTGGCAGTAAGATTTGGCTCTGTGAAGAATTAGAAAACACAGGGTGGAATTCTAGCCTAACCTATATCTACGGTGGATGGTACGGCGTTACTGCGTTCCTGCTATTCAGCAGAGGAAAGTTTCAAGTTGACCAAATACAGAGTTTTGATATTGATCCTAGTTGCGAAGCTGTTGCTGATATGATCAACGAAAACTGGGTCTGGCAAGATTGGAAGTTTAAAGCATACACACTAGATTGTAATAGTTATGTAAGGGGAGGCCCAGACTTAATCATTAATACAAGCACAGAGCATTTTGAAAGCATGGAATGGTTTGAAAACATTCCGGCCGGTACACGCCTTGTACTACAGGGCAACAATATGCTACATGACGATCATCATAGAATTACACAGAATATTGTAGACTTTATAGAACAGTACCCAATGTCCAAATATGTCTACACCGGACAAAAAGAGTTTACATACCCTGATTGGAAGTTTACTCGATTTATGACAATAGGAATAAAATGACAAAAGTACCTCCAGGCATTAGCGGCCGTCCAATAAAGTTTGATGCTAGCAATGTATCACACGAAACCTTAGTATGCGAAACGGCATTGTTATCGTTAGGCGACTTTGAGCCACTAGACTATAAGATAGATGTAAATGCGTTTTCTAAAGACATCTCTCCTTTTAATAACGACTGGGTTGATTACTTGCCTCGAACAGATCGTCCTAACAATCGCAAAGGACTATCCCTAATGAATTACCCAGGATGGACACACACTGATTGTCCTAGCATGCCAGAAGCATATATAAAATTAGACAAGGTGCCGAGGGAGATAGAGTTTGATACTCCAACAACCTTATACAAAGCCTGTACTAGTCTACAGCCGTTTTTAGATGACTGGCAACCGTTAGGACGCACATTCTTAGTTAAGAGCGATATTGGAGGATACTTTGTTCCACACAGAGATCATCCTAGCATGCCTAGAGAAACATTTAGACTTATCGCGTTCCTAAACAACTGCGGGCCAACAGACTACGATTGGTTAATGGATGACAGAAAGATTCAAATAGAGCCTGGGCGAGTTTACTATGTTAATACACGTAAGACACATAGAACTATCAGTTGGGTGAATGACAGCATACACTTAATACTTAACGTACCGTTTACTTCTAGCAATGTGTCTAAGGTGCTAGCACATCTATTACATAGGCATTAAGCTATAACTAGATGTATCCGGTCTTCTGCGCCGGCGTTATAAACAAAGTGTGGAATAGTTGTATCAACTCGATAGAAGTGTCTGTCGGCAGGTATATGATAGCAATGGGCCAATTCCTCTTTACCTTCTACACCAAAAGCAAAGAATGCTGTAGGATTGGTTTTTAATACTAGATGATATCTAACTGTTTCGTCAATGTGTAAACTTAAACCTGTTTTAGGCAACAGTCTCATATAACGCACACGACCACATTTAAATCCTTCTGCTTGTTCTAACTCATTAACTAATTGTCGAGTATAAGAATCAACGTTCCATACATTAAAGTCATGTTCGTATGCTATACGTTTCATTTTAACTCTATCGAACAAACTACCAGCGGCATCTTTCCAAACATCAGTAGCACTTTCTCTGCGAGTAAGTCCAATTTGATTATGAGGAATCCAGCTGGCTTGCTCTAAAACTTTGTCAAGGTCAAATTGAACCTTTTCTAAATTTGCAGACGTTGATAGTTTTTTGATAAACATATAATATGAAAAAAGTAATCTCTATTGTAAGTAAAGCACCAACTACATTTATTGTAGACTGGATGCTGAATGACACTTGTACTTATGATTGTACCTACTGCCCTAGCGGAAACAAGGCTGGTAAGGAAAAGTGGTTAACTTTAGAGCTTGCTAAGGGATTTTTGGATAGTTTAGAGAATCAGCTTTCTCCGGGACAATCTGTAGAAGTATTAATGACAGGCGGGGAGCCTACCATATGGCCCAAGTTTGTCGATCTATGTAGTTATATCAAAGACAAAGGTTGGAAAGTCTCTGTTATTACTAATCTAGTTAGAAGTTTAGATTGGTGGAAGACCTACTGGAATTTATTTTCAACAGTTACGTATTCTTATCATAGCGAAACTACTAATGATGAAGAGTTTGTCAAAAAGATAACATGGTTAGATCAGAATGCCAACAACTCACAAGCAGTTAAGGTTATGATGAACCCAAACGAATTTGACAGATGTAGGCAAGTATTTGAAAAGTTATCTATTACAGATATGCCCATTGTAGCATCACCAGTACAACAAACATTTGGATTAGAACAAATTAATATACCTAACTACACTGAAGAACAAGCAAGTTGGTTTAGTGTTAACAAATATATACCTACATCAAAAGATCTAGAGTCTTTATTTTTACGTAAGCAATCAGTCTACGACGACGGAACCGTAGAAGATTGTAACCCTAATAAAATTATTCTCGACAAGCAGAATACTTTTTACGGCTGGGATTGCGATGCGGGTTTAGAAAATGTATTTGTAGACAGCGCAGGAAATATATACGGAGCTACTTGTAAGCAGGGGAATCTACTAGGATCAATTCAACAGGTTGATAGTATTAAATGGCCAACTAGCCCTGTTGTATGTAAAGCGTTAATTTGTCCGTGCTTTACTGATATACGAATATCAAAGAGATCCAGGATCTTCAATACCTAACTGTTCTAATGCCCATTTGCGTTCTATACAATTAAAGCATTTCATACATCTTCCGTGTGCGACCATTGTACAACTGTGTGTTAGGGCAAGCAATGATTCCATATTACACAATCTATATAGATCTAACGTGTGACGTTTGTCTACTTTAGCGAAAGGACAGTAGACAGAAGGATACTCAATCTCTTCTGGCCTAAAAGGATATTCCCAATCTATATCAATAAGATCTTTAGGAGGAACCATTTGGCTTCCGTAGACTATACAATCAATACCAAACTTTTCCATTGCTTCATTGCGGCCGCTCAAGACTTGTTTACTATGGTGTAGAGAAGGATTGCCAACTATGTGAGGACTATTCAATTCTATATCTAATAAACTACTAACATAGCCCACTATGATTTCAGCGAACGGTCTAGACCCATCTGTTTTAGGAACAGTAAAGGTTGTTATATTTTTAGGACTACCGTTCTCGATATTAAGTTTACACAATAGGTATAATAGTATCGCGCTGTCGGCACCGCCTGAAACTAGTATTCCGATGTTATTACCTTCTGGTAGTTTAATCTCAATTGTTTCTTTGAAGTTGCCTTTACCAGTTTCAAATGTGTATGCTTTCATACAGTTATTTAAAGGCCCATTTGTCAGCGGCATATGAAATCAGATTGCCGACGGGTAACTGTTCATTTTTAGTAATAGATACAAATTCTATAGTCCTAGCAAGATTAGCTATTGAGTTATCTAATATAATTTCCGGACTAAACTTAAACATCTTTAAGTTTTTCCAATAATGTCCAAACTGATCTTTTTCTCTATTGCTTTGTAGATTTACTGAATAGCAAGATGTGCCTGGACTATATTTGCTATTAACAGATATCAAATGTTTGAAAAAGATAGAAAATTGATCTATGTACTCGTAAAAGAAATCAATTGACGATTGTTGATAGCATTCTTCAAGTCCCGACAATCCTATCTCAGGAGTTGGCCTAGCAGTTTCATAGTACAACCACTGCTCACTACTGTCTTCTATGATGTCATAGGTTATTAATTTCTCAACCCGAAACTCTCCAGTATCTTTTGATATCTGATACATTTCTTTCATCATTTGACAATCTTGGGGATGGAACCAACGAACTAATCTAAAAATTCGTCCATCAGTTTGTCTTGCGTAAGTTACGCTACTCTTACCATTTAGATAGTATCCAGTAGAATCTAATTCCCAGCTGTAGTTACAATCATAAGCATCTTCATTCTTTATTCTAGGCAAATGATTGTAGAACTTGTCTATTTCCTCATCTTTACTGAGGTGGCGTCTGGCTAGTAGTTCCGATTTCATTTATGATTGTGTCTTTCTCTTGTCGGATTAAATCTAGATAGTTGTTTTTATTGGCAAAATGTAAGTCTGGCTTTGACATCCAAGAGTCAGAATGTATCTCAACTCCCGAATCAAACGTAATCTTTATGGTATATCCTAAGTCCGGAGCAGTCCATTGCGTAACAGTTTGTGTAATCATAAAGGTAGGAACCTGTTTATCAAATACAGGTACATTATCTTTAAACACTTCTAACCTAAAAAAGTTTTTCATAGTGCCCACTTCTCCTTTGCTAACGCAATAACATCGTCAATGTTTGGATTATCAATTATCGGGTTAGCGTTATACATTGACTTTAACACATTGTACTTCTTTAAGTTGATTAGTTTTAAAGATGCTATTCCACAAGACATTGCTTCATCATAGGTCTGAGTGTACATTCCAGGAACCCTAAAATAGTATCCTCTTTCGTTCCTCCAACGAATAGCGCCACAGAATACTTGCTGAGTCATTCCTTCTCCGTATCGCTGTGTAACCTTGTATATGGTCTTAGCAACTTTCTCTGTCTGTAAGATAAGTGTTTCTAAAAACTGAGGATTTGTAGAATCTGATAAAAAGTCTTGCCATGGATCATTTCCAAAAGTTCCCCAGGGCGGCATTGTTATATCAAAAGACCAGTCGACTCCGTCAATGTTTACAATTTCGTGATGTACAGGTACTTCGAAGTTGAAGTCTTCATATAATATTCCTTCAACATATACTTCACGAAGTATGTTCCAGTCATTAGGGCCAAATACATTGTTTATAGAGTAGAATCTGTTATCCTTGCCATATAAAATAACTTCTACAGAAGTTCTTTCGTATTTTTTATTAATGTGTAATAATCCTAGATCAGTCTCTTCCCAAATATGGTGCCACCCTTCTCCGTATTTCTTGTTAGGTGGCGGGCATCCGTAAAACTCATTTTTACGGTCTTCTGTCCAGTAGTTTAACTTTTCAATAAGAAAGTCTAGTTTATCTTGATATTCTGACATGTCGGTCCCTCGTATCTTCTATTTATTGTAAAAAGTACTGAGATATTTCTAGCTCTCTGTTCCATTCGTTGTCGCTGTCAGTTGAAACAAAACACGGAGCTCCTAGCGTATAATGTAACAACTTTGCCTTATCGTTTTTTGGATATTCTCCAACTAACCAGTTCCACTCTTTTGAGATACTTCCAATATCCAATTCGTCTAGCCATTGAAACTGATGTAGGTATTCTCCGCTATGCTTTGCTACTGAGTCGGGTGTTAACTGTTTATTTTTGTCGTGTCTGCAGTTGATTAACATAACACTACTCCAATTCTTCTTTGGGTAATTAGAATTTGAGTTGTTGAGAAACTTGGTATGTGTTTTAGTAGTGTAGTCGTGCTTCGCACACATAACGGCATACTGATTATCTGCTAACTTCCAAAGTTCTGATATGTCAGATAGCGCAAGAACATCACAGTCTACATATATTGCCCACCCGCTGTAGTTCATAAGATAAGGAACTAAAAATCTAGTATAACTGCTAGTGTTACTAGAATCAGTGTGTGTTTCTGTATACCCGGGTATGTTTGCTAAGTTCAGCGGCGTAATCGAAAGAGGTTGGCTAGATAATCTAGTCAAGCTACTAACAGCCACATGAAAACATACAGACTCTTTAGGGTCGTAACCTACAAATATTGGGATCATATTCATAATTATGCCTAGCAGATACGCTACTATAAATATCATTATATACGCACATTATGAGATGATTACCAACATTAAAAATATAAGCGGAGTCACACACCTCACATGGATCATTAACAATATATGTACTAAGAGCTGTGACTACTGCCCTACTAATTTACATAGAGGTAAAAATCATCATTACGATTGGACACACGCCAAAAGTTTCATAAAAGAAATATTCAAGAGATACGAGAAACTTCACGTAACTATATCGGGCGGTGAACCAACAGTAAGTCCGTTCTTAATCGATGTGGTAAAAGAGTTTTATAACAACGGACATACAATTGGTATTACAAGCAATGCCGCACGAACTAAAGACTACTACAAAGAACTGTGTCCAATGTTAAGCTACATAGGATTAAGTTGGCATCCCAGTGACCCAGATCCTGAATTTATAGAAAAGGCGTTAACTGCTTCCGATCACTGCTTTACCCTAGTTAGAGTTATGATGGATGCCAGACACTGGGACGAATGTATTTCTTTTTTAGATAGGCTAAAACAAATTAAAGAATTAGCTTGGGAACCAGTAATGATAACTCCCTGGCATACTGAGGAAAGAGGAATAGCGCCGTGTGCCTATACAGAAGAACAACTCGAATGGTTTAAGACAGCTCCATTTAAACGAGCAGATGAATTCTTTAAATCTAAAAGATACCCGTTACTATCAAAGCAACCTTTAGTAAGTTTTGCCTACAATGAAAAAGGAAAACGAATAAAGAACTTTTACCCAAACGAACTTATAAACAAGCGACAAAATGTGTTTACTGGGTGGACTTGTTATCCAGGATTAGAAAGTCTCTTTGTCCAATATACAGGACAGATAAGTTCAGCTAACTGTGGTCAGAATCGTAATTTAGGAACAATACAAGATATAGATAATATTAAATGGATTACTGATCCTGTGACCTGTACACAACCTAGTTGCGAATGTACTTCGGATATACTATTAACCAAATACAGATATGCCCCGATAGTAACAACAAAACAAAAATTTTTAAATTGGATTAAGAAACTATGAAAATCTTCATTACAGGGTCTGATGGATTCATTGGATCGCATATGGTAAAAACACTAACCTCTCAAGGACATTCTTTAACACCGTTAACTTGTGACCTGAGAGATCACGCTGGCGTAGAACAACAACTACGAGATGCTTCTCCAGATTTAATTGTACATCTAGCCGCTAGAACAGAAGTAGAAAAAAGCTTCTACGAACAAACAACCTTTAGTGATATCAATTACACAGGGACAGTTAATCTAATTGAATCAGCGGCTAGACTATCTCATAAACCGCATTTTGTATTTGCCAGCACAATGGAAGTATACGGATGGCAACCTGAAAGCGATTTAATTAGAGACGGAAAGCCATTTACATTGCCTGTGTTCGATGAACATACTGTTCCACATCCTAATGCTCCGTATGCTGTTGCCAAGTACGGATGTGAAAAATATCTAGAGTATGCTAGTAGATCACTAGGCATTACATATACAATTATTAGACAAACAAATGCCTATGGACGCAAGGATAATACATTCTTTGTCACTGAACGTATTATTAGTCAGATGCTAGGAGATGCTCACACCTGTAAATTAGGATATGCTACTCCTTACAGAAACTTTATCTATATCGACGATCTGCTATCTGCTTGGGAAACAGTTATTAATAATCCAGACAAATGTAGAAATCAATTGTATACCTTAGGGCCGGCTAATGCTATTCAGATCAAAGAATATGCTGAATGGATTGCTTCTCTATTAGATTGGGACGGTACTATCGAATGGAACACACAACCTCATAGACCCGGTGAGATATATGTTTTAAACAGCAACCATAACTTATTAACAGAACACACAGGTTGGATGCCTAAGGTTACTTTAGAACAGGGGCTAATGCTAACTATTGATCATTGGAAGTCTCAGATAGTAAGATACCATCCTTGCTAAGTCTTCCTCTGTGGTGTATAAAGAACTTCTTTAATGGACTGCGTTGAAATGCTTCACCGCTTTGATAAGGAAGTTCAGATAAGTTCTTACTGGGTATTTTTAGTTCTTTAAAGACTTCTTCCCATACCCAAGCATCTTGCCACATATACATATCTTTTACTTTACCAGATAGATATGCGTCTTGCAAGGCCAACATAAACTCTCGTGTTCTAGGATGTTTCATGTTGTATGCCATCCATCCTGTTTCTGAATAGAAGTCGTCCCCTCTACCTAAATGAGAAACTACCTGATGTTCTTCAGGCATTACCGCCAACAACTCTTCGCTTGTAATTCCGTGTATCTGTGTAACATCAGTGTCTAACCATATAACATAATCTGCTGTTGATTGTAGGCAATGATTAACTAATGCTTCTATCTTATGAGAATACTTACAACAGGCTCTTAAAAAACTAGTGCCCTCGTCTGGCCATGTACGGGCTTCTGCTCTCATACGCTCCCAAGCTTCTGTACTGTCTTGCGGTTCCCAATACATTTTAACAAATGGATACCATTGCCATGTCGGAATACTACGGCAAGCATACCTATCCCAAATTTCTTGATTCAGTCCTGTTATAATTTCTAAGTTGTTAATGTCCATGAGATATTTACTGTAAATATCACCATGTCCTATAAAATTGTTCCCTGGAGTAAAGATTTAGATCTCAGTGAGTTTTATCAAACCGCTAAGGAAAAAGGATTTCTAAATAACTCAACTGAAGAATTACTTGTCGATTCTTTTAGGAACGAGCGCGAATGGAATGTGTGGATTTTGTATTACAATGACAAAGCTGTTGGAAGTATGGCTGCTCATAGCTTTGATGATGTAATGGGTCCAAACAGTTATAGGGTAGCTGTTAGAACCTGTGTGTTTACTGATAAGATTGAAGCTACTGGTCTAAAGACTCTACAGACAATGCTCGATTATACTAAAGGAGAGCACCCTGTTGGTTATTTGTTCAAGGCATGTGTCGATTGGGTTCCAAAAGGATCTAGAATATTTACAACTACAGTTACGAGCAACACTACAGGAAAACAAGACAAAGCACACACGGTTACTTCAGCATTGTCTAGGTTTAAAACATTTAAGAAGATGGGCGATATACATTACCGACACACTGATCAAACACTTTGGGAAATATTATTAGACCATTGAGCAAGTAAGTTGCTACTGCTAACTGTTTTATTTCCACCTACTCCAAATTTAAAAATTACATCATGAACTGCCAGTTCTGGAATATTTTTAGCAGTTCTATCTCCGCCATTAGCAAAGATGATAGTGTCTTTTGGAAATAAACTTTTTACATTTTTAATTGCTTCAATAGCACTTCCGTCGTTATCGTTAAACAGTATAACACCATCCACCATTCTTAAGTTTTCAATAATTTGTACTCGCTCATGGATTGGCATAAAAGGACGGCCTTTTTTACGTTCGAGCCAAGCATCGCTATTAACACCGACAATAAGTTTATCACCTAACTCTTTTGCCGCGTTAAAATACGCAATATGTCCGCTATGTATAGGATCAAAGCCGCCTGTTACCAATACTACATTCATAGCTTGTAAGGAATCCTTTCTACTAGAGATTCGTATGTTTCATCTACAATAGAAATTCTAAATAGGATTCTTTCTTTATCTCCATTCTTTACTTCATGCGGCACTTGAGGATTTAATAGTGCTGTTGTATAGTAATAATCAACTCCGCCAAATGTAACTGGAGCAAGGTCGTCTGATAGTAAAAAATTAACAGATACTAGTGTTTCATAATCAACATGCTCTGTTAAATGTGTATAGGGCTTTACCCAGCCGACTTTAGGATAACAGGTGCCGCGTAATTCTAAGTCTTTTATGATTTGATTAACGTATTCATTATCTCTAATCTCGACTACTGATACATAATCTTTTAGATATCCAAATTCATCCTTAGGAGGAACATAATCTCCACCGGTAGCGTTTCTTAAGTCGTTGGCAATTTTTAATATGCGCTCTTTGTCAATCTTATAAGAAAGGTGAGTGATTGGAGTCATTTTAATTTTTTCTCAACATAATCTTTAATCAATCTCAGAGATTTCTTTCTGTAATCGATTGTGTCAATCTGAGGATGGCATTGTCTTGTAATAGACAATACCTTTTCGTAATCCTGCTTGTACAATCCTAAGTATCGTATGGTAGAAAAACAATCTAGGAATTCTGTTTTCTTTTGAAACTCGGAAACTAAGTCTGTACATTCATAAATGTCAGTGTGTTCATTTTTCCAGAACACTTCGTTAATGGGACGAGTTACATTCTTTTCTCTGTTAATATCTCTATCAACTTCTAGTATTTCAGAATACCCAAACTTAGACATATCTTCGCCAAAGGCAGCTATAATTCCTTTTTGTCTGTATATTGATAGCGGCCACCACATCCAGTGTTGATCAATCCAATTTTGCTGTAGCCATTTTTCTGTTTCTAGCATATCGCTAATAGGCTCGTGTGGTAAGCCGGCAATAAACCCTGCGGTGCCCCTATACAAACCTACATGGGTATTCATGTAGTCCTTCATTTGTAGTAACAAGCCCTTCATTATGTCAGGATTCATTCCTTTACCAATTGATGTTCCTGCTCGTTTGTTAAACGTTTCAATGCCGTAGTAATGTACCCACGCTCTCGATTCTGCCAACAGTTCAAAATGTTCAGGGTGCGCTTTTAATAAGTCTAATCTAATAAAGGCTTTAAAGTCTGGTTTAAAATCTAGTCGCCTAACAACATTTCTAAGTTTAATTAATTTTTCAGTTCTGTCATTAAATGTGTCATCGGCAATAGTATATACTGTAGTTCCCCACTTCTCGTAGTTCTCATTAAGTTCTCTATATAAACTTTCTTCACTAGCTGAAGAATCTTCTTTCATACCAATGAAGGGAAAACTACAGAACTTACAAGCAAACTTACATCCTCTAGATAATTCGATAGTCATGTGATTATCTGGAGTAACATAATCGTTCTCGACAAATTTTACAGAGTAATCATCTAGAGGAGTTGCTGGGTAAGCATGGTAGGCATCGATATGTCGACCGGTAAAAAACTCAGTGCTTGTGGGCATAGGTCCTGTGCTAAACTCATATTTTAGTACAGCATCTAACGCATATTCTCCGTAGCCAAATATATACCAGTCAGCTGACAGATCGTGATTGTACGGGAACTGCCCTCCTATGATTAATTTCAAATTTGGATACCATTCCTTGATGCTCTTAATCAAAGTAATAGCATCCTTGCTTTCAGAGATCCATGTATAGGATACACCTATCCATTTAGTAACTCCGTCTATATACCTAGTGTCGATAAACTGTTTTACTTGATCAACAGGCATCCAAAGCATGTAGTCCAATACTTCAATGTTCCACCCTTTCTCTCTCAAGTAGTGAGCTGTTCGATATGCTCCAGTTGATCGACTGTTTCGTAGTTCGTCGAACCCCGATAGGATTAAAGCATGACCCGTAGGGTATTCGACTGTCTGTTCAACTTGGTGTATAGGTATGTGTTTCATGAGATAAGTATTTACTTAATGAGATTGCGGAGGAAAGGATGTTTGAAGTAGTAGAATACAACCCTAGTATAGATCTAAAGCCCTACTTCAAGCAAGCATATGAAGAAGGCTATATCTTTCATACTTCGCCTAAGATATTCACACAACCTGGAGAGCCGGTTTGTAAATCCTGGGTAGTATATCAGTCAGGTAAAATTGTTTCTAGTTTTAGTCTGTTCAGTCTTAAGACCGTATTTCCTGATAGTCCACAAAAGTTTTCAGTGGCAGGGAGAATGTGTGTCTTAAAACATCAAACTTCCGAAACTAGGAAAAGCATCAAGTCGTTCTTTACAGAGATGCAAAACTTTCCACAACAGATTGTGTTTCCGACCTGCTTCAAATGGTTAGAAGTTAACTACGGAACTAACTTCGAACCGCTAGTAATGGTTGATGTTGATAAAATCTATCCCTATTCAAGAGGCGATCAAATATTGGAAGGATTTTCTAGATTTCAAAATGTTATAGAAAAAATAGATACAAGAGTAGTTGGTTTTAAAAATGTATCTATATGGCGATATAACGTTGAACAATTCTGGAAGTTATATAACACTTGCCCTAAATGGGATGTTCACTTTCCGTCGTAGTCTTTAACTGGGCCGCCATACTGTACAGACTTAGAC